GATAAGATGTGTATGTTTATAAAGAATATACATAATTATTTCTTAACCATGATTTTCATATCATTTGGTATTCCAATTTACAGTTATGAAATTGTAAAAGCGTATCGACAATTAGCTCATGATGCAGTTGTTACTGTAAAAGAAGGTGCAAATTATTTATTTGCAACTTTTTTGAAAGAAACACCGCAACGTGAAGTTAAAGCACTTGGATCTTATATTCCTGTGCCAATATCTTTACCTTACAATAACATATCAAATTTTCTGACAGCTCAACGAGTTCGTCAAATGAAACTTTCTGCTGTAGCTGATTTTCCATCATTGCAAAAATTTGTTCTTCGGTGTGAGGAACTTTTTAATAACATTGATGCTTATTCAGTGAGTGTCCCTCTATTTAAAGAATGGTTGGATACTCGTAAGTGGAGTATTTACAAGAAGTTAAATTGTGATCGTCTTTTCGAAGGCTTTTGCACTCATAATACTACTCGTAAATCTTTCCTTAAAGCAGAAGTTGTTTTATGTGATGATCAATCCGCTGCCCGTGTAATTTGCGCAAACGATAACGATATACAAGCCACTAACGGTCCAATGATGGCTGCCGTTAAGAAATGGCTTGTTAAAGTTTCTCGTAGCACTCGCGTTATTTTTACATGTGGTATGGATCGTAATCAGTTAGGAAAATTGATGTTTGAAACTCAATCTAGATACGCCGAGCCAAATTTTATGTCCGGTGATTTTAGTAAGTTTGATTCAACTGTAGGAGCATCACTTATGGAGATAGAACGAATCGTCTATTCAATTATTCTACCAACTCATCAAAATGATGTGGATGATTTTATAGATCGCTGTCAAAGTGATTTTAAAGCAATTATGGTTAGTAAGGGCTTTAAAGCAGGAGTAGCTATCCCTGTGTCTCGAGGGTCTGGAGATCCCAATACAACTGTCGGTAATTCTTTAGTCAATTATGCTTTTTGGATGTATATCTTTGATTTACTTTCAAATAAGCACGCTATGAACCAAGCAACAGCTTACGTTTGTGGCGACGATGTTCACTTATGTGGTTCTAAACAAGATTTAGAACAAATTCGTGACTTTGTTATTGAAGAAAGAATACTTGAAAAACTAGGAACAGTCATTAAATTTACACCAATTACAAGCGTCTTATCGCAGTCAGAATACCTATCTGGTATTTTTATGCGGGCAGAAGTTGATGTCAGTATTACTCATGGTAAAACTGATGGTCGATTACCAAGTTTTAAAACATGTGAACATATTGTTCATGTTGCAAAACCTGGTCGTGTATTGAGTAAAATTATGCTTACAGCAAAACTGTGGCGTAATGATGATGAGTTCAAAGTTCTTCGCAATAGCAAATTAGATGCATTGTTGACAGAATGTTGGGAATTCCCCCTTTTGTGCGAGAAAATTAATAATTTTCTTCAAACTCAGAATCCAAATCATATTAAACGTGATATCTTCAAAATGGGCTATAGTAAACGACCTCGTATTTGTAAAAATACTGAAGTTGATTTTATAGAACGTTATGGTGTATCACTTTATGATGTGGACCTGTACCTATCTGAAAACTTCAAGTTTGATTCAGTTTCTCAATTAGATAATTCATTAATGCGTGCACTTGCCTTAGCCGACACCGGTTTAGACATTATTGATACAAATTATATGTATGATCAAATTGATGCAAATTCAGTTAAAATGGATAACTTTGCTGATATGGACAACTTCATTAAAAATGATATAAGTGGCCACCTTATAAAATTATAATGGAAATCATTCCAGCAATCAATTCATTAACTACTCCGCAAAAATTAATTTTAGCGAAGTATG